TCCTCTTCCTCAACCAGCAGATGTAGTAGTTAATACAGGTGTATCTACAAGTCCGGTAAGTTTTTCCAATCCATTTCCAGTCACAGGATCTGTTACATTTCCACCAACTTCAAGTGATGCATTTGGTCGTTTAAGAGTATCAAATCCACTTACACTTTTTGATAGTTCCCACAGATACAGGGACAATAATCTTTGGAGTGGTTTAGTTGTAGGAACTGGTTCAACAGTTGGATTTGTAACAGCACAAGGTTTAGTTAATATTGGTATTGGAACTACTGCTGGTTGTTCTGTGATTAGAGAAACCACAAAGGTATTCGCATATCAACCAGGAAAATCATTATTGGTATTGAATACATTTGTAATGAACCCCAAGAAAGTAAATCTTCGTCAAAGAGTTGGATATTTTGGTGCTGATAATGGAATGTATTTAGAACTTGATGGAGATACTCTGTATTTTGTAGAAAGAAGTTTATCTCTTGGAACAACAACAAGAGTTGCCCAGGAATACTGGAATATTGATAAATTGGACGGCACAGGTTCTTCTGGTATTACATTAAATACATCCAAAGCACAAATTTTATGGATGGATATTGAATGGTTGGGTGTTGGTTCCGTAAGAATAGGTTTTGTAATTGACGGAGCATTCATTCATTGTCACACATTTCATCACGCAAACATAATTGAATCAACTTATATCACCTCTGCATCATTACCTTTGAGGTATGAGATTGCCAATACTGGAATAACAACAAGTACAAGTAATCTCAAACAGATTTGTTCTTCAGTAATTTCCGAGGGTGGTTATAATCTTCATGGAATACAGCAGGCAATAGGAATAGCAATCACATCTCCAAGAACTCTTACAAATGCTGGAACATTTTATCCTATAGTAAGTATAAGACTCAAAACATCTCCAAATAATTTAGATGCAATTGCAATTATCACGGCACTTTCAGCAATGCCAATCGCTACGGGTTCTTATAATTGGCAGATTAGAGCATCTGGCACTACTGCGGGAGGAGATTGGGTAAGTGCTGGTGGTGATAGTTCTGTGAATTATAACATTACAGGAACTTCTTATACTGGTGGAAGAACACTTGCGAGTGGATTTTTTACTGCTTCAAATCAAGGATCAACTCAAATTGATCTCCCCAGAGAAGCACTCTTTAAGTTTCAATTGGAAAGAAATGGACTAACATCAACACCTTATGAAATTAGTCTTGTTATTGCTTCTAATGGTAATGGTGATACTGTTGTTGCTTCTATGGACTGGGAAGAGGTGAGTAGATAAGGGGTTGACAGCAGGTTCTGATGGTGCTATGATAAATACATCAGCAAGTCAGGGAATCCTCACATTGCTTCCGTGCTTACCGGGACTTTGCACGATAAATACGTCTCTCATATCTTCTCTAGGGGTGAGAAGAAATACTGATCCTATTCGTCTCCCTACGAATTATTACTTAACCCTTTTTTACAAATGACTGCTACAATTGCTACACGCTCTAATACTAATCTATGGAATGATTTCTGTTCCTGGGTTACTTCAACGAATAATCGTCTTTATGTTGGGTGGTTCGGAGTTATTCTTATTCCAACAGTTTTAACCGCCACTATTTGCTTTATTCTTGCCTTTATTGCGGCACCTCCAACAGACCTAGACGGAATTAGGGAGGCAGTATCTGGTTCTCTTATGTATGGGAATAACATAATTTCCGGCTCAGTGATTCCGAGTTCAAATGCTATAGGTTTGCATCTGTATCCGATTTGGGAAGCACAAACTCTAGAAGAATGGCTATACAATGGAGGTGAATATCAACTCATTGTTTTCCATTTTATGATTGCTATCTATGCATATATGGGTCGTGAATGGGAACTCTCATTTAGACTTGGAATGCGTCCTTGGATTTGTGTTGCCTACAGTGCTCCTGTTGCTGCTGCTACTGCTATTTTTCTTGCTTACCCCATTTCACAAGGTTCTTTTTCTGATGGATTTCCTTTGGGAATTTCGGGTCAATTTAATTTTATGTTAGTCTTTCAGGCGGAGCATAATATTTTAATGAATCCGTTCCATATGTTGGGTGTTGCTGGTGTTTTTGGGGGTGCGTTAATTTCTGCAACTCACGGTTCCCTAGTCACAAGTTCTCTTATTAGAGAAACTACTGAAACTGAAAGTCTAAACTATGGTTATAAGTTCGGACAAGAAGAAGAGACTTATAATTTGGTTTCAGCACACGGCTATCTGGGTCGTCTTCTGTTCCAATATGCATCTTTTAACAATAGTCGTTCACTTCACTTTGTAATGGCAGCATTTCCGGTTATTGGAATTTGGTTCGCTGCTTGTGGAATTTTTATGTCTGGTTTTAATCTAAACGGATTTAATTTCGTGCAGAGTGTTCAGGACTCACAGGGGCGACCTATTCCAACTTGGGCGGACGTATTAAATCGTGCTAATTTGGGACTTGAGGTCATCCACGAACGGAATAGTCATCAGTTCCCATTAGATTTGGCATTTTCTTCTGGTTCTGAAGTAGCACTTGTTGCTCCGCAGATTGGTTGACAAATTACTTGTTATAGAGTATATTAATCCCATAAATACCAAGAGGAAGGAAACTTCCTCTTTTTTCGTAACTCAACTTTTATGGATACTATATACGAACAATTTATTTCTTATTTAAAAGAAAAGGAAAAAAATATATCTGGATATGTTGAAAAGCATAGGATTATTCCGGGACATTCTGGTGGAAAATATATTGATAATAATATAGTATTAGTCTCTTTTCCAGAACATTGTTTGGCGCATTTTTACCGATATTTAGCATATGGAAACTCTATTGACTTATATGCCTATCATAAAATGGTAGGAGATACAGTAGAAGCGAGAATATCTAGGTCAAAATCGGGTGGAGAAGCAGCAAAAAATATTAAAGTTGGATGTTTTAAAGATTATAAATGTAGGGAAGATACTTTAATAAACCCAGGAAGAAGTGCATATTATAATAAGGATATACAATCGTCTAATGGTAAAAAAAGAAAGAAACAACTTATAGAAGAGGGTTTCTTTTCTTCGGAAAAACAAATAGTAAGAGGTAAAAGGGGAGTAGAAGTTAATAGAAAAAATGGTACTGGAGCATTTGACCCAAAAAATTTAGAGAAGGCAAGAAAAAAACAAAAAGAAATGGGAACTGGTGTTCACAATAAGTTGTTTCAAAAATCTATGGCATTTAGAAGATGGGGTGTGGTACTTGATGGTAAAAGATTATTTTATGATTTGGATATGAGAACTACTCTATCAGAAACTTTTGTTGATTATCATCTTAATTATGGATTATCTAATAAGTACTCTAACTAAAATCCCAATAATCCTCACAGTCCTCCAAGTATTCGGTTTATCCTCTTTATTATATCCTTTATAAAAAAACACAAAAATGATGAATGATTTTTACACTTATGCTTATTTGAGAGAAGACCGAACACCTTATTATATTGGTAAAGGAACTAAAAATAGGATTTATTCTACAGATAGAATATATAAACCACCAAAAGATAAATCTAGAATAATATTTCTCAAACAAAACTTAACAGAACAAGAAGCATTCAAGCACGAGAAGTATATGATTGCTGTCTTTGGTAGAAAAGATTTGGGGACAGGCATTTTAAGAAATAAAACTGATGGTGGTGAAGGTGCTTCTGGTGTTATAGTAAGTAAAGAAACAAGAAAAAAATTAAGTAAGGCAAAGAAAGGGGAAAACCATCCTCGTTATGGTAAATCATTTTCATTTTCTGAAGAACATAGAAGAAAAATAAGTGAAGCAAATAAAGGTAAAATTCGTTCAGAAGAACATAGAAAAAAAATAAGTGAAGCACAAAAAGGTGAAAACCACAACTTTTATGGTAAATTATTTTCTGAAGAACATAGAAGAAAATTGAGTGAAGTAAATAAAGGTAAATTTCTTTCAGAAGAAACGCGAAGAAAAATAAGTGAAGCAAATAAAGGTAAAATTCGTTCGGAAGAACATAGAAGAAAATTGAGTGAGGCAACTAAAGGCAGAAAATGGTGGAATGATGGTTGTGGAAATCGTAAATTTGCAATAGAATGTCCTGGTGATAATTGGATACTTGGAATGAAAATCAAAAACATCAGTGAGTAAAACCCCCTATTGACTTCTATGTTATGATATCCTCTCACAGTCTTCCAAGTATTCGGTTTATTCCTCTTCATAATGTCTCTGCTCCCTTGACGCCATTCAATAAGACTGCTATAATACTTACAAAGTCTCAAAACACTTATGAAAGAAGAACAGAATGAAAAAACACCAGAACAACTTTTTGAAGAAGTTCTAATGGATAGGAATGGACTATCTCTTATGGATTTATTAGTTCATCCAGATTTAAATAAATTAATTGAAAGTTTCAAGGATATAAAATAAACCAACTAATATAAATCAAATGGATTGGTTAGAATCATTTAGACAAGATACTGAAAGAATCCGCCAGGAAAACATAAAAATCAGAGAAGAAACTGAAAGACTTAGAGAAGAAAACCGAAAACTTAAAGAATTAAATCAAAACCCAGAAAGACTATCAAAAATCGTTGAAAAGACAAAACTATGACTTTCTCAAGAGCAATTCTAGGAACCGATAAGACTAAACTATCTTGGTGGGATTATTGGGTCGGTCACTGTTTTATGACTGGATGGACTTCAATGTATTACAATTTTCATACCTGGATGGATTTGGTCTGGTTTGAGGATAATCAGAAGCAATATACACTTCTAAAAGATGATGAACCCTTTGAGCAGTGCTATCTAACTTTCTGGTATGATTTGAATGATGACGATACTTATCCGCAAGAATTCCTAGAATCTCTAATGGGTCTTGCGGATAGAATAGAACGAGGTGAAGAAGAACTCATTCCACTCCCCGAAAGTTTCTTTGATGACCTAGAAAATGAGTTGAATAATGAATAAATATGCTGTAATTCTTCATAGTCTTGTAGATAAGGCAACAGTGTCTATTCGGATTTTAGTGAATAGTGAAATGACTGCAAGACAACTCAAGACTTATTATCAATCTAAAAGTATTACTATTTCTAATGTTGAGGTAATTCCAGTATGATAGGTCCAGAACTCACAAGTCCTTCAAAAGTTCAAATTGCATATAAGAAAGAATATGGATACTATCCTTATGCAAATGGTTTTGTTCAGAGATTTGCCGAAGGTTTTAATGCTGCACTAGCTATGATAGATGAAGAAGTTGAAAATTATCCAGATTATTGATTGAAGAAAAATAAAAATTATGAATAAATAATATTACCCAAAAAAGTTATATTACTCTTCGTAATTTTATAAAAATGGATAATTCTAAATCTACTCCCCTATATCTAGAATGTGTGGTTGTTTGTGTAAATTACTCTGATTTTCTAGCACATACTTTACCTTATAATAAGAATCAGTTTGAAAATATGGTAGTCGTAACTGATACCAAAGATGCTAATACTAAAGCACTATGCGAATACTATCACGTTACCTGTATTCAAACTGATATTTTCTATAAGGATGGAAATGTCTTCAATAAGGGTGCCGCAATCAATGAAGGACTGAAGCACTTATCCAATAAAGGATGGGTGCTTCATTTGGATGCGGATATTTACATACCCCCACTTACAAGAACTATAATTGAAAAACTTCCTCTTCAGACACATAAGATGTATTCCTGCGATCGTCTTATGTGTCCTTCTTATTTTGAGTGGGTGAAATTTATGAATCGTCCTCGTAATGTTCAGGAAGGTTGGATATTTGTTCATATGGATGCCTTTCCAATTGGAGTTAGAATTGCAGAATATCTAACTGATGGTGGTGGATGGGAACCAATTGGTTATTTCCAACTCTGGAATCCAAAAGGATCTGGAGTATATGGTTATCCTACTGAACACGGATTCTGTGATAGAACTGATGTGCTTCAAGCAAAGAAATTCTCTAGAGAGAATCGCGAACTTCTTCCTGAAATCATTGTGATTCATCTTGAGTCAGAAGGATTGGATGTTGTAAGTATGGGAAAAAACTGGAAGGGTAGAATGACTAAGCAATTTGGTAATCAGGATGAGAAGATTGTAGAAATTATTAAGGGTTCTTGGTGGGATAGATTGTTCAAAAATTGTAAAGTAAAATACAGACATAATAAAAAAAGAGTATGAAAGAAGATAATTCAAAACTTTTGGAAATTTTCCATCTAACTTGGCCGAATCTTTCAAGAAAAATAAGGGTAGTTGACAAAATGAAACAAAAGACATATGATGAAGAAAATAAGGAGAGTGAGGTATGAATTCAAAAAGGTGAGGGTGATTTAGTTGATATATAATTATAAGTTTTTCATATTTTAATGAAATCTTATGATACATACTTCCCAGAATATCTGGGAGGATTTTTAATTGCTATTTTAACGATTCTTATACCACTTTTAATCTTACTATGAAATTTACAGTTTATTCAAAGGACGGATGTCCATATTGTGATAAAATCAAACAAGTTTTGCAATTGACAAATCTTGAACATGTCGTTTACAATCTTGACGAAGATTTTACCAGAACACAGTTTTATGCCGAATTTGGAAATGAATCTACATTTCCACAAGTAATTTTAAATGATCAAGATCACCTTGGTGGTTGTTTGAGTACTGTTCAATATCTTCAGGAGCAAAATCTAGTTTAAATGGAAAGCACTTTTCACGAAGTTTATTACGATGTAGAACGTGCAATTGATCTTGCCTTTGATGGTCATTTTGTTCTTAAGTTCTATGATTATCTGAAAGTCAAGGGTATTTTGGGAAAGGAAATTGCAGAATTTGTTAAAAGTAAAACTGCAAAAAATATCAGTAATCTGGTACTAGATCTTGATGAATATCTAGAAGGTGGTGCAGATGAAATTCACAAACAACTTCGGGAAGGATATGGACACATTCCAAAACCACAAGCAAGAAAAATAAGAAATTACTTGCATGGAATTTTGGAAGATGCTGAAAAATATAATCATGACAAAAGACCAGGAAGGAAAAAAAACAAAACTAAATAATTCAGAACCTCAAATTAATCGGGGTATTGAGTTATTACTTAGGGATAGGAGAAGAAAATCATTAGAACCAAAGACTTTTCATGTGAAATTTGGCAAAATGATTTCTTTTTTTAGAAGAGAGTTTCATTTTTTCATAGAATTTCATTTTGATATAAAGAAAAAATAACTTTCTGGAGAAAAAAAATGTTAGCAGTAAGTTTGGTTTTGGGATCCTTTCTTATAGTTTTGTTTTTGATTGTTGGCGTTATGGTTGGTTGGACTGTTAGGGAATATATGATGAACTATAGGGAGATTCCAAAATTACATCCAGAATGTTACGATGAAAACGGAAATGTAATTCCAGATCAAGTTTATGCCGTGAGATTTGAAGAAGGTTTTTTTGATGATGATTTTGATGAAGATGAAGATTGAACAATATCTAAATACAATAAACTTATAATACGAAATTCTGAAAATTTATGACAGCGACAAAAACAAGGAAGGCGACTACTGATGCTATAGAAACTCTTCCTACTAATCCATTTGTATTTGAAATTTTGGAACTTGTATCCAGACAAAGAACAAATATAAAGAAAGCAGAAGTTTTGCAGACATATGCTCATGATTCTCTAAAGGCAATTTTTATTTGGAATTTTGATCCAACTGTAATTTCTCTTCTTCCTGAAGGTGCAGTTCCTTATGGTGATGTAAAGGACCAAAATGTTTATTCTGGCAATCTTTCTGACAATCTTTCCAGAGAAGCATCTGGTGGGGAATCGGCAACTCAACAAGATATGCAAGGTAGAGGAAGAACATCTCTTCGTAGGGAATATCAACATCTTTATCATTTTGTGAAAGGTGGCAATGATACTCTTTCTACAATTCGTAGAGAAATGATGTTTATCAATATTCTGGAAGGACTTCATCCAAAAGAAGCAGAACTTCTTTGTTTGGTGAAAGACAAACAACTTCAAACCAGATATAAAATTACCATCGATAACGTAAAAGAAGCATATCCTGATATTACGTGGGGAGGACGGTCATGACTACTAGTATCAAGGAAAGGAAAATGTCAGAAAAAAAGTCCGAAGAAAAAATTACAAATCCTACCATTTATGGTTGCGATATTCTTTTGGAAAAAACAACGTTAGAAAAAGTAAAAGACCCATCTTTTCCGAGTGATGCAACGTTAATTTGGTATGAAACAGAAGGAAAAACCCACATTGATCTTTGTCGTGGAAAAAATTCAAATATTTTTGATATGTACTACGACAAATATGGTCCTGGTTCAGTAAAGAAAATTGATTTTGGATACGGAAAACTGAGACCCAATCTTTGGGGATATAAATCACCAGAAAAGAAAAAAAGAAAATGAGTGAAGGATTTAATTCGGGTAAAGTAAAAGTTACTATTGACCAGGACGAAGTACAAAAACTCTTGAAAGAGTATAAGAAGATTAAAAAATATATGAAATCACCTCTTTTTACTGTGAAGACTATGGACGGAACAGAAAAAATTGTGAGTTCATTACTCAAAGAAGCAGAAGAAAACCCTATAAACGAATAACCTGATGGGCAAGCATTATTTACTTAACTTGTACGGATGCTCATTTGTTCTTTTGAACGATGAGCATTTTCTTATAGACTTACTGAAGAATGCTGCAATAGCATCAGGTGCCACCGTGTGTCAAACCATTCATAAAAAGTTTGATCCACAAGGAGTTACAGTATTATGCTTATTGTCGGAAAGTCATATTAGCATTCATACTTACCCGGAATTGGGAAATTGTTACGTTGATATTTTTACTTGTGGCAATTGCAATCCAAAAATTGGATGTGATATTATCATACAACAACTACATGCAGAAAATCATTCTTTGAGTTACATGGAAAGATAAGTTTGTGGGGAATTGACATCCTCCTTTTTTTTGTCTATAATCTTATCGACCATAGTTATTATTGCATGGACAAAGAAAGATTGAAATTAATTGTAAAAAATTTAGATCTATTGCTACAATCTTTAAAAGAAGAATTAAATTTCGAAGAAAAGGAAAAAAACCCTTATAAAGAAATTTCTTCGTATATTGACGAATATGAACCAGAATATTATGAGGAAGAAGACTGATGTATGAAGAATTAACGCCTTATGAGAGAGCACTAGCACGTTTTGGAGATAAGTGTGCTCTTGTTGCAGGACT